GCCTCGACCTGGCGGTGTACGAGGCCGAGCAGATTTCGGACCCGTGGGACTACGGGTTCGACCCGCTGTACACGGACGGCGTGCGGGTGGACGCCTTCGGCAACCCGGTCGAGTACACGTTCCTGAAGAACCACCCCGGCGGGGTGTCGCTGTACCGCGGGTGGGAGACGGAAACGGTCCCGGCGTGGCAGGTGTACCACTGGTACAAGCGCCGCCGGGCGGGACAGACGCGGGGCGTGCCGTGGATGGCCGCCGCCCTGCCCCTGTTCGCTCAGTTGCGGCGGTACACGCTGGCGACCCTGAGCGCGGCGGAACTGGCGGCGAACATTGCCGGCATCATGAAGACCGACGGCGCGGCCGGCGAGCAGGCCGTCACCGTCGAGGCGATGGACACGGTGCAGATGGTGCGGGGAGCCTTGTTGACGCTGCCGCAGGGTTGGGACGCGAGCCAGTTCAAGCCCGAGCAGCCCGTCACCAACTACGGCGAGTTCAAGACGGAGATTCTGAACGAGGTCGGCCGCGGTGGGAACGTCCCGCTGAACATCGTGAGCGGCAACAGCAGCGGTTACAACTACTCGTCCGCGCGGCTCGACCGGCAACTGTACTACGCGGCGATTCGCCGGCAGCGGGAGCGGATGGCGGCCCGGTTCCTCGACCGGATTTTCCTCCGGTGGGCACGGGAAGCGGTGTTGCAGTACGGCGTGGACTGCCCGCCGCCGGAAACGTGGTCGTGGGTCTGGTTCTGGGACGGGATCGTGTCCATCGACCCGCAGAAGGACGCCGAGGCGGACGCGAAGAACCTCGAAAACAACACGACGACGCTGGCCGAAATCTGCGCCGAACGCGGCCTCGATTGGGAGGACGTGATTCGCCAGCGGGCGGCTGAAAAATCCCTGATCGACAGTCTCACCCCGACCCCACCCGGACAGGTGCCGACGCCGTGAAACCGCTGTCGCTGACCGTACCCGTGACCATCCGCGCCGCCGAGGGGGACAGCCCCGTCCGCCGGTTCGAGATGGTCGCGTACACCGGCGAGCCGATGCGGATCGACGGGTTTCCGCTGCCGGTGGTCATCGACTGCGCCAGCCTGGACACCAGCGTGCAGGAACTCCCCGCCCTGTTCAACCACGGCGCGGATTGCCCGGTCGGGCAAATCCAATCCGTCACCTGCGACGGCTCCCCGCCGATCCGCGCCGCCGGGGTGTTCACGCCGTCCGGCCTGAGCGACGACCGGGCGGCCGAGGTCATCAACCGCGCGGACGCCGGCTACCGCTGGCAGGTGTCCATCGGCGGCAACCCGGCCTCGGTCGAGCAGTACCAGCGGGGCGAGTCGTTCACCGCAAACGGACGGCAGTACACGGGGCCGGCGATGCTGGCGAAGGGCGTGCGGCTCCGAGAAATCAGTTTTGTCACGATTGGCGGCGACTCGCTCACGTCGGCGGTCGTAGCCGGTTCTACCCCCACCCTGAGAGGTTCAGCGATGGACTTTGAAACGTGGGTCACGTCGCTGGGCTTCGTCCCGGCCGACCTGACCGAGCAGCAGCGGGCGGCGATGACCATCCAGTTCAACGAAATCTACGGCGAGGAGGAGGCCGAGACGCCGGCCGAGATGCCCGTTACCGCCGAGGACGGGATGGTCAAGCCCGAAGACCAACTACCGGCCAACGCCGGGGCCAAACCGCCGGTGATCCAGGCGAGCAACCACGCCGAGGTGCAGGCCGAAGCGCAGCGGATCACCGCGATCCAGGCCGCCGCCAAGAAGTACGGCAGCCCGACCATGACCATCAACGGCAACCGCGTCGAGGTGGCCGCCCACGCCATCGCCGAGGGGTGGACGCCGGCCCAAGCGGAGATCCAGGCGATGCGCTCCCAACTCCGCACTCCGCCGCCGCAGTTGCGTGTCACGCCCGGCGGCACGATCCAGGCGCTGACCGCCGGCCTGATGATCAAGTGCGGCGTGGCCCTGGACAACCCGGCGTTCGGCCGCGCCCGCGGCGGCGAACTGTTCAAACACGCCCCCTGGCTCCAGGCCGGGATCAACGACCCGAACCGAAACCGGATCATGGACGCCGGCCACCGGTTCGCCGACATGTCGGCCCTCGACCTCGCCAAAGAAGCCATCCGGTGCAGCGGCGGGCAGGTGTACAGCAGCCGCACGGAAACCATCCGCGCCGCGTTCTCGACGCCCTCGTTCAACAACGTCATCACCACCAGCATGAACGCCATGCTGATGTCGAAGTACGTCGAGGCGGCGGACACCACCGGCGGATGGGTCATCGAAACCGACGTGGCCAACTACCTGACCCAAGAGCGGAGCCGGGTGACGGCGACGAAGGGTCTGACCCGCCAGCCGGAAGGGGCCGAGGCCGATCACATCGCGCCGGACGACCTGAAGGAAACGTACAAGGTGGCCCGCTACGGTAGCCAACTGGTTGTCGATGAGATCGCCATCGTGAACGACAGCCTCGGCGCGTTCGCGGAGGAGGCCGGGGCGATGGGTCTGGCCGCCGCCCGCCTGCGGCCGGACCTCGTGTACGCCACCCTGCTGGCGAACCCGACGCTCGCCACGACCTCGCTCAGCCTGTTCAGCGCCTCGAACGAGACGGCAAACCTGCTGACCTCCTCGGCCCTGTCCGCGTCCACGCTGGCCACGGCCCGCAAGACGATGGCGCTGGTCCGCGAGAACGGGGTGAACCTCGGCCTCGTACTGTCGCACCTGATCGTTCCGCCGGCCCTCGGTGACACGGCGTACAACCTCGTGTCCTCGCAACTCCAACTGATCGCGTCCGCCGGCACCACGGACGTGGCCCGCACCACGGGCGAGCTGAACGCGCTGAAGCGGCACAACTTCACGCTGGTCGAGGAGCCGCGACTCGAGAACGGCGTGATTCACCCGGAGACGGGCACCAGCTACAGCGGCAGCGCGACGACGTGGTTCGCCGCGTCGAGCATGGCCCCGAGCCTCGAAGTGGGCTATCTGCAAGGGACCGGCCGGTCCCCGCAGTCCCGCACCTGGCAGTTGACCGGCGGCTCCTACGGCGTCGGCTGGGCGGTGAAGCATGTGATCGGCATCTGCCCCCGCGACTGGCGCGGGCTGCAGAAGGCGACCGCGTAACGGAGGCCGACCGTGTACGAGTTCTTGGAAGCCGTGGTGGTCGAGTGCGTGCCGTACCGGGCGGGCGACGTGGTGCCGGCCGGGGAACTCCCCGCCGGCAGCCTCGAGAGCCTGCTCCGACTGCGGCAGGTGCGCCCCCACACCCCGCCGGCCTCGACCCCGGAGCCGGCGGCCGTCGAACCGACCGAAGTGTTGTCCCCCCCCAAACCCGCCGCGAAAAAGGGGGCGAAATCCGCCCCCGCCGTCCCGTCCGAGTGACCGGGCAACGGCCGTGGCCAGGAGACCTGAGACATGGCAGACGCCGCCTACCTGCGTGGTCGTGACGAAATCCGGCTGACGACCGCCGCCGCCCTCGATCCGGGGCAGGTCATCCAGTTGGCCGACGGCCGGGCCGGAGTGCTGCAAAGCGCCAACGGTGCCGCGTCCGGCGACCGGGTGAACATCACCACGACGGGCCAGTTCACCGTCACCAAGGCCTCGTCCATCGTCCTGCTGGACGGTGGCCGGGCGTACTGGGACCACAGCGCCAACGCCGTCACCTTCCGCAAGGTGAACGACCGCGACTTCTACCTCGGCCGCGTGGTCGGGGATGCGGCCTCGTCCGACACCACCTGCGTGGTGAACATCAACGTCAACCCGCCGGCCGACATCGACATCCTCCGGGACGCGGTGCTAAGCGTGGCGACCGGGACCGCCGCCGCCGGCGGGTTCGGCCTGCCGCAGCCGTACGGCGGGGCGATGGGCCTGAGCCTGACGAGCACCAACGAAGCGCAGTGCGTGGACATGCTGAGCGTGGACCGGGTGGCACTGTCCTCGAACCCCATCGCCGAGTTCGTGACCCGCATTGGCGCGAACGGCAGCACCAGCGCCGTGGACATCACGTTCGGCCTGGCGAACGGGACCAGCACGACCGACGCCGACGCGATCACGGAGAGCGCGTTCTTCCACATCGACGGGAACGACACCAAGATTTACGCCGAGTCGGACGACGGCACCACGGAGGTGGCCGCGACCGACACCACGAAGACGTTTACCGCCGGGTCCGCCGTGGCGAACCGGGTGGAACTGTGGCTCGACGCCCGCGACCCGTCGAACGTGAAATACTACGTCGATGCGGTCGAGGTGCTGAGCGCCACTAGCAACCTCGGCAACATCGCCGTCGCCACCGGGCCGCTCGGCCTGCTGGTTCATGTCGAGAAGACGAGCGGCACGGCGACCGCCGGCCCGATTTATGTGGACCGCGCCGAACTGCGGATCATGGAGCAGTAACCCCATGTCCACGCTGTTCGCCCGGTTGCAGGACTGGATGCCCGGCCGGGCGCAGCAGGTCGGCGGGGTCGAGGTGACGTACACCCGCGGCGGGACCACGCGGACGATTACCGCCGTGGTCGGCCGCACGGTGTTCTCCTCGCAGTTGGACGGCGGTCCCCGGATCGAGTTCGGGGACCGGGATTACCTGATCGAGTCGAGCGATATGACCGCATTCGGCGACCCCGCCATCGGCGACCGGATCACGGAGACGTTGGCCGGGTCGCAACGGGTGTGGGAGGTGATGACGCCGGGCACCGGGGAGCCGGCGTGGCGGTGGAGTGACCCGCAACACACCCGGTACCGGGTACACACGACGCAGGTGAGTTGATGGCCGCCGACATCCTCACCGTCTGTGACGCGCTGGTCGATGCCGTGGAGGCGGCGTTGACCGTGCCGACGGACGCGGTGGTCGAGCGGCTGTACCTCGCCCCGATGGATATGGCGAGCGACACCGATCGGCACGTCTGGATTTTTCCGGCGTCGTTCGGGTCGAACCCGGAGAACCGGGGCGAAGACAGCCTGACGTACCGCGTCGGGGTCATCGTCGCGGAGCGGTACACCAGCCCCGGCGAGCCGACCGTGGCGTGGACGGACGCGCGGGTCACGTTCGTTCAAGAGCATGTGTTCGACGCCCTCGACTTCAGCCGCGCCCCGCTGGTGTTCGCCACGACGCGACGGCTGCTGACGACGGCCGGCGACATGGCGGTGTACGACCCCGACCGGCTGCAACGCGGCCTGTTCTGGTCCGATATGACCCTCGAATTCCGCGAACTGAAACTCAACTGAGGTGAGATCACATGGCCGCCGCATACGGCATCAAGATCGGCCCGAAGTGCGCGGTCTACCGCAACACGGGCACCTACGGCTCGCCGACCTGGACGGCGATCACGACCGTGCGAGACGCGCAGGTGGCGATCCCGTGGGACTTGGTGGAAGCCAGCATCCGCGACACGCGGGTGAAGCTGTACCACCCGACGCAGATCGACTTCGCCGTGTCCGTGACCGTGCGGTGCGACGACGCCGACGCCGGGTATCAGGCGTTGCTCGGCGCGGCGCAGGAAGGCACGACCATCGACATGATGATTCTTGACGGGCTGGTGTCCGTTGAAGGGTCGGCCGGCGTGCGGAGTTACTTCCACGCCAGCATGACCGGCCAGCCGCAAGGCATCGGCGACGTGCTGTACGCGACGTTCGACCTGAAGCCCGGTTTCGGCCTGGACGGGTCGAGTGCCCCGGCCAAACCCAAGTACGCGGTGGCCGGTGCCACCTCCACGATGGTCTTCTCCGATCCGGGGTGAGCCGTGGCCCTCGAAGTCACCATCCGCGGCGTGCGGGCCTCCTTCTTCGACTCGGAGAAGGTGCTGGCCGCCGCCCGGAAGGGGACCGTCAAGGCGTTGTCAAAGTGCGGGGCGTTCGTGCGGCGGGAGGCGAAGAGCAGTATCCGGTACGCGAACAAGTCGGCCACGCCGGGGATGCCACCGAAGGCGCACCGGGGCCGGCTGACGCGGACCTCGAAGAAGAAGGACGGCACGGTCACGACGCGGCAGGTGTCCCCGCTGAAGGAACTGATCTACTTCGCCTACGACACGGTGAACGGTTCGGTGGTGGTGGGTCCGGCGGACTTCAAGAACAGAGCGAAGCGGGCGTATCGGGTGCCGACGATTCTGGAGCAGGGCGGCACGGTCCACACGCGGACGCCGCGGGCGTTGAAGACGAGCCGGTATCCCGGCAATCCGTTCATGGCCCCGGCACTGACGAAGGTGCAGGGCAAGTTCCCGGCGATGTTCCAAGACCTTTTGAGGTGAAACCGTGGCGACGTTCGCGGACTCGACCGGCCGGACGTGGGACGTGGCGTTCACCGTCGCCGGCATGAAGCGGGTGCGGGAGCGGCACAACGTCAACCTCGCGGAGTTGGCCGGCAACGAGTTCAAGAACTACGTCGAGGTGGCCGGCGACCCGGTGAAGTTGGCCGAGGTGCTGCACACGCTGTGCGGCAAGCAGCACCCGGACGTGAGCCTCGACGACTTCCTCGAAAGCCTGGTCGGGGATGCGATCCATCATGCGGCCGAGGCGTTCCAGGGCGCGTTTATCAGTTTTTGCCCGAGCCGCCAGCGGGAGGCGCTGACGGCGCTGGCGGCGAAGACGGAACAGGTGCAGGCGGAAGCGATCAAGGCGGCAATGAAGGAGATCGACGCCGTGACCTTCTCGCCGACTGCTACCGGCTCGCCGGAATTGTCGGTGTTGACCCCGGCCCGCTGACGCTGGGCGAGTTGTCGCTGATGGCCGAGGAGCGGAAGCGGTTCCTCGGCGAACTGACCGCGTGGCAGGTGGCGAGCGTGGCCGCGATGTTCGGGACCAAACTCGACCCGACCGAGATCAACCCGTATCGGGTCTGGACGGCGACGGAACTGGCGGTGCGGCAGTCGCACGAAAAGCAGCGGTTCTGGGCGGCCGTCGGTGTGGGGCTGTTCGGCAAAAACGTGTTCAAGAAACCGGAGGCTCCGGAGTGCCAGTAGGACCGGCGAGCGGCGGGGGCGGGGGGCGTGCGAACGACGTTCGCGCCGGGGGTGCCTACGTCGAGGTGTCGGCCCGCGACCGGCTGTCGCAGCAGTTGGCCGGGCTGCTGGCGAAGACGCGGGCGTTCGCGGCGTCGTTGGCCCGAGTCGGCAAGGTGACGGCGTTCGCCGGGGTCGCCGGGCTGACCCCACTGGCCGGGCTGTTCGGGGCCGGGATAAACCGGGCGGCCCAGATCGAGGACATGGCCGAACAGTTGGGGTTCAGCGTCGAGCAGATGCAACGGCTGAAGTTCGCCGCCGACGCCGCCGGGGTGTCGGTCGAGGACGTATTGCGGAAGCCGGAAAAGTACGCCGGGCTGATGGACCAGGCGACGGTTTTCGACGTGGACACGATCAAGCAGGCGGCCGAGGCGTCCCGGTCGCTGGCCGGGGCGTGGATCAACATCCAGGCCGCTCTTCTCCCGCTGATTCGCACCCTCGGGCCGATCATCCAGGGGTTCGCCAAGTTCGTCCAACTGAACGCCGAATTGCTCACCGTGGCGACGGTGGCGGCGGCCGGGGTGACGGCGCTGGGCGTGGGAATGTTCGCCCTCGGGACGGCCGCGAAAGTAGCCCTGTCGCCGCTGGTGCTGATCTCCGGGGCCGTGGCCGGCATCGGGTACGCGCTGTACCGGCTAGCGAAAAACGTGTTCCCGGAAACGACGGCGGCGGCGGTCGCCTTCTTCGGCGATATCGGCGGGCTGGCGTCGGACACCTTCTCCGGGATCATCGCGGCCATTGCGAAGGGCGACCTGTCGCTCGCGTGGGAGGTGGCCACGGCCGGGGCGTTGGCCGTCTGGAAACGGTTTTCGCTCGAAATGACCGGCCTCTGGGTGGACTTCAAAAACTTCGTCCTCGACGGGCTACGGGACATCAAGGCCGGATTCCTGGCCGCGTTCGACTCCGGGCTCCTGAAGCGGCTGTTCCGGGGCGAGGGGATCGTCGGTGCGGTCGTCGGCGAGGCCGGCCCCGGCGGGGCGATCGACGCCGCCGCCCGCGCCCGCAACGAACAGCGGGACGCCGACCGCGCGTTCCGTCAAGAACAAATTGACGCCGCGCAAGCCGAGGCCGATCAAGCCCGGAAGCGGCTGGCGGACTTGGTGCGGCAGGCCCAGCAGCGACCGGAGGCCCGCCCCGTCGAGGAACTGTCCCGCCGGATCGTGGCCACCCGCGGCGCGTTCCGCCTGCTCGGGGACGCCGGTCAGCAGTTCGGCCGGGTGGACCAGACCGAGATTCAGAAAAAGCAACTCGGCACGCTGGAAAAGATCGCGGCCGACATGAAGGTCGTGGCCGACGGGGTCAAGGCCGGGCAATTACTCCTTCGGTTCCGCTGAGGTGTTTCCGTGGCGGTGTCGTTGTACGAACTGGTGGACTCCCGCCGCGTGACGGTGGACCGTAACGGCGGCGGCATGACCGCGCGGCTGTTGGCCACCGGCAGCACGTCGGAGGCCGAGGTGTACCAGGCCGCCGTCCTCGACACGACGGTGAGCTACTTCGGCACCCTGTTCCGCTCGGCGATTCGCGTTTCCCCTCGCGGCGGCGGCCCGTACTGGGACGTGGAGATTGATTACAGCCCCATCCCGCCCGGCGAAGCCATCCAGAATCCCGGACTGGACGGCGGGGACGGGCCGGCTCAGCCCCTCGCGCCCGACCCGAGTACACCCATCGGCCCCGGCTTCGCGTTCTCGACTGGCGGCGGCACGACCAAGATTTATCAGGCCATCGAGACGCGGAGCATCACGCGAAGTCTCCCCGCCATCGCCGCCGGCCGGCAACTGAAGGACCATCACGGGGCCGTCAACGTCACCGACGACGGCGCGGAAGGCGTGGACATCGTGAGCCGGCAAGGGGAGTGGAGTCTCGACGTTCGGCGGAACAACGTGACGTTGTTTTACTTCTCGCAACTGTTCTACGCGACGGGCTGCGTCAACGACGCGCCCTTCTACGGGTTCGCCGCCGGGGAGGTCCTGTACCTGGGGGCCGAGGGGCGGTTCACGGTCAACGACCTGTGGCAGATCACGCACAAGTTCTCCGTCACCCCGAACGAGGTGAACAAGGTGATTGCCCGCGACGAGAACGGCGCGGCTCAGATCACGGTGCCGGTCAAGAAGGGATGGGATTACGTCTGGGTGCAATACTTCGACTCATTCGTCGGCGGCGTGAAACGGCTGCTGCCGGAAGCCGCCTACGTCCAGCAGGTGTACCCGACCGTTTCCTTCGCGTCGTTGGAGATCGGAGCGTAAATGGCAAGCGACCCGCTGCAATCGTTCGCCCCCGGCGACTCGATCGGCTCGCTCAAGGCGACCACGGCGAACGCTTGGACGGAGGCGGCACGGCAGGCCCGCAAGTCCGCCCGCACCGGGGCCGGCGTCAGCGGCTACCGGCAGCGGCCGGGCGCGCTGGAGATCACGGTCCAGAACGACACCGGGGCGGACCTCGACGTGCGGGACGTGGTGCAGGTGTCGTACCCGCTGCTGTCCCCGTCGGTGTACGTCGACGACCTGCAACGGGAGCCGGCCCTCCTCGGCATCGTGCCGACCTCGGCGAGCGGGACGCCGGCGGTGCTCATCGAGCCGATCCCCGACGGGACGACGGGCCGGGCGGTGATTATGGGGGTGGCGCATGTGGTGGTGGACATCACCGACGCGGCGCACACGTCGGCGGTCATCAAGGTCGGGGAAACCGGGTACATGAACTCGGCGGCGGCGGGCAACGGAACCGCGACGATCCTGTGGCGGGAGACGGGCACCGGGCAAAAACTCTGCTGCGTGCTGCTGTGCTGCGCGGACGGCGACCCGGCGATCGGGGACAACCCCGACTGGCCCGCCCCGGCGTCGTCGTGGTACTGCGATGCCGGCGTGTGTACGGAGGTGGCCTACGGCGGCACGCCGCCGGGCGGGGCGTCCGGTCCTTACGGGTCGCTGGCCGAGTGTAGCGCCGCGTGTACGACCGGAGATCCGACGGTCTCGACGAGTTGTTGCGCCAACCTGTTGCCCGAACTGCTGTACCTGACCGTGAGCGGCGGCGGCGGGTCGTACCCGATGACGTATCAGGACTTGAGCCTGATAAGCGGGGCCGGGTGGGGGTGGAGTACGGGGGCCATCGTCGTGCCGGGGTGCGGGACCATCTGCCCGTACCTGAAGTGTGAATCGGGGGCGTGGTACTACGGGAACATTCCGCAGGTGGTAGACCCGAGTTGCACCATGACCTCCTCGAACGGGACGCTGGTGTCGTGCGGGGACGCTGCGCTTGACGTTCCGTTCCGGTACTCGTGGGACGTGTCGTTCTCGGAGCTGGTGAACTGCGGGTGCATCGGCACGACCAAGACGTTTACGGTGACGCAATGACCGACCGTCCCGCCGGGTGCGGGTGTCACGCCGGGGTGGTGTGTCGGCTGTGCCAGTTGGCCGGACTGACGGCGGCGGCCGAGTGCCAGTACCGGGGCAGCCGGGTGTACGTCGCGGGCAGTAACCGCGACTGGCGGGCGTGCGAGCACCCGACGGCACCGCTGGGGAATCCGGTGTGTCGCTGTCAGGGGTGCGGCCCGAAATGTGTGGGATACTCGCCGGAAGACACCGAGGGGAACGAACCATGCAAGACGTGATGGCAAACAGTTACTCGACGCAGGTGACGAGCACCAGCACCAACGTGACCGCGTTCAGCGCGCACGCGGCTCGGCTGGTTTACCTCCAGGCCGACAGTTCGAACACGTCGGCGATGCAGATCCTCGGCACCGGCTGCACGGCCGGCATCAGCCTGACGGCCGGCTCGTTCGCGCCGACGCTGTGGGTTGATGACCTGTCGCACCTGAGTTACAAGGCCGGCACCAGCGGCGACAAAATCAACGTCCTCGTCCTGTACTAACCGGGGGCGCTCATGTTTCTGCCTGTGGTGTTGGGCGGGAGTGTACGGGCGTCGGCGTGGACGCCGCTCGCCCTGTCGCCGGCCCTGTGGCTCAAGGCCGACGGCGGGCTGTACACGGACGCCGCCCGCACGACCCCGGTGTCCGCCGACTCCGACCCCATTGGTGGCGAGACGGACTACTCGGTCAACGCCAACCACCCGACACAATCCACGTCGGCCCGTCAGAACCTGTACCGCACCAACCGCAAGAACTCGCTCCCGGCCGTCGTCGGGGACGGCACGCGGGGGGTGTCGGCCCTCGGCACGCCGGTCGTGTTGAGCGGGGATTTCTCCGTCTTCTTCGCGGGCATGGCGGCGTTGAGCGGCGCGCAGGATTGCTGTCTGATGGGCAAGGTGGGGGCGTCGAAATACTTCGGCGACTTCTTTCAAGGGAAAATCTACTTCGTGCCCGACTCGGGGGCCGGCGTCGAGACCTCGACGACCGCGTACACGGCGTCGGCGTGGTCGTTCTTGGAGTTCCGCCGCACCGGATCGACGTTCAAAGTTTTCCGCGACCGCATCCAGATCGGGACCGACCTCAGCACCTCCGGCACGTTCACCGTCGACCAGATCGGCGGGTTGAACGGCGCGAACTCGCCGTGGAAGGGGGACCGGGGCGAGTTGGTGATTTGCACGGCCGACGTGGGCACGACGGCCGCGATCCAGGCGTGGCGGTCCATCGGTTCCAAGTGGGCACTGTACCCGACGCAGACGACGCGGACGCTGATCGGCCAGGGCGACTCGAACATGGTCGGCGTCGGCGGGGCGGCGTCCGCGTTCGATTCGATGACCACAGCCCAGACCACGACCCGCACCAACGTGGGCATCATCGGTCAGTGGGTGTCGGCGGGCGGAAGCGGCGGGGGGATGCTGGCCAACGAAAAGACGGCGGTGTTCCCGTACATCGCGCCGAACGCCCCGTGGTCGGGCATGGTCATCATGGGCGGGACGAACGACCTCGCCACCGGCGGCACCGACGCGGCCACGGCGTTCGCGGCTCTTCAAAGTTGCGTCAACGACTTTCTCGCCGCCTGCACCGCGAAGGGCGTGACGGGCAAAGTGTTGGTGCGGCCGATCCCCAACTTCACGCCGACCTACGGCGACCCAGACGGGCAGGCGGCCCTGAACGCGCTCATCAAGGCCGCCTACGTCGATGCCACGGTGCCGAACGTGTACAGCTACGCGGCGTCGTCGGTGGCGGCGGTGACGGCGGCCGGAGCCAGCGCCAACGCGACCTACTTCCAGGGCGACGGGCTGCACCTGACGACGGCCGGGCAGAACGTGTACGCCGCCGCCGACGCCGCCGTCATCGACTCGTGGGGCTGAGCCTGCACGACCACACCGGAGACTATGACCATGCCCGACGACGTGACCCCGACGCCCGCCCCGGCCGAGTGGCTGACCCCGGCCCAGCGCCGCTGGCTGCTGCTGCTCGGCGTGTCCCTGCTGTCGGCCCTGGTCGGCCGCTACCTGCCGGGCTGGACCCCGCCGCCGCTGCCGGCCGAGGCGCTGAGCCAGATCGCCGAGACGCACGCGGCGGTCAAGCGGGTCGAGTCGCAGCAGGTGCAGGTGATGCGCGCGGCCGGCGTGCCGCAACAGTGACCCCGACCCGTAGGCACCAGTGTGGATAGACCTGTCAGGACCGGACCGACCGCTAGCAGTCCCCGGACACCGGCAGCCATCTATTTGGGGAGCGTCACCCTGACTACGGTTTTCTCGCCCCGCCCCGGAGGATCGTGCCGTGATTTCGCCCGTGATGGTGATGTTCGCCGCGTGGCTCTCCACGCAGCCGAGAGAGTGCCCGCTGGTCGCCCCGGCGGACCCGCCGGCCCCGCCGCGAGCGGTCATCCAGCCCATCGGCCCGCCGGTCGGCGTGCGGCCGTGGACCCCGAAGACGCCGACGACGAACAAGAAGACGGGGCCGCGCGGCAACCGCCCAGATTGACCGCCGTTCCGTCTGCAAAAGACTGGATTTCCCAACGTTTGACCTCGCGCGGCAACACCCGAACACAAGGAGACACATGAAACTGCGACACTACTTTCCGACGCTCGCGGCCCTGGCGGTGGTTGCGACCACGGCCGCGACCGCCCAAGACCTGCCGGCGGTGAAGCCGCCGGACAAAAAGGACACCATCAAGTTCCCGCTGGAGAAGCCCCGCAACGTGGTCAAGTTCGACTCGACGGGCATCCGCGATGTGCCCTGGCATGTGACCGCCGTGAAAGCGCCCGAGGCGTGGGCCAAAAACCCGGCGGCGAAGGGCAAGGGCGTGACGGTGGCGATCCTCGACACCGGCGTCCAGAAGGACCACCCCGGCCTCGACGGGAAGGTGATCGGCACCTACTCGGCCATCACCAAGAAGGTCGGGGACGCCAACGACGGGCACGGGCACGGCACCCACTGCGCCGGCATCGTCCACTCCATCGCGCCCGAGGCGTCGATCTTCGCCATCAAGGTGCTGTCGGACGACGGCAGCGGGAGCGTGGACGACATCGCCCACGGCATCGACTACGCCGTCACCGTGGTCAAGGCCGACGTGATCTCCATGAGCCTGGGCGGGCCGTCGCCGGACCCGTTCCAGCCGGCCGCCATCAAACGCGCGATTGCGGCGGGCGTGGTCGTAGTGTGCGCGGCGGGCAACGACGGCGGGCCGGCCGACACCGAGGGGTATCCCGGCCGGTACGCGGACTCGATCAGCGTGGCCGCCAGCGACAAGAACGGGCGGCTCGCCGGCTTCTCGTCCTGGGGGCCGAACGTGTTCACGGTCGATCCCGGCGTCGATATCCTCTCGACCCTGCCGGGGAACAACGAGGGGCTGATGAGCGGCACCAGCATGGCCACCCCGTGCGAGGCGGGCAAGGTGGCTTCGTGGATCGCCAGCAACGCGATCCCGAAGGACCAGAATCGGCGGGACGCCTACCGCAAGGCGGCCCTGGCGGTCAGCCCGTTCAAGGAGCGGAACAATGCCCGCGGCTACGGGCTGTATGCCCTGGACGCTGTGACGGGCACCGCCTCGCCCACGCCGAAGCCGCCCACGCCGGGCAAGCCGGTGGCGGTCACGATCACGTTCGCGGACCTGTCGCCGGCGAAGCAGGCCGAGTTGACGGCCGGCGGGGTGACGACGTTCCGCCTGGAGGTCGGCCACGCGGCCAAACCGACGACCGCCGAGCCGGCCCCGCAGCCGATCCCGGTGCAGGCCGTGCCGGTCCCCGGCCAGTGGCAGCCGCCGGCCCAGCCGTGGTATCCGCAGACGCCGCAGCCGGCGCCGCAGTGGATGCCGGGGAATTGCCCCGGCGGGGTGTGCCCGGTGCCGCAGCCGTCGGCGGGGGGCTGGGTGCCGGGGCAGGTGATTCGGCGGGTGTTCCGGTGAGGCCGGGCGTGGTATAATGCCGACGCACGGTAGGTGCGGGGCAACCCCCACCGGTCCTTGCGCCCGAGGCCAACCCTTCAGCTTGCCGGCAGGGGGTTGGCCTCGGCTGTTGAACGGGATGCGAGCGCCCCGGTGATGAGCCGGGGCGTTTTCGTTGGCGTCACTTCCGCTTCTTCTGCTGCTCGTCGTCCATCCACACGCAGTCGATGAGGTCGATGATACTCCCTCGTGCTTTGGACCCACAGCGGCCGACAACGTGGACGATATCGCCCTTGTGCAAATTGCTGACCAGGTTGCCGCTCGCCATCTGGCAACGCACGGTGTAGGCCGACGGGTCTGTCGGACCTTCGATGGCCACCACGTTGTTCCCGCTATCGTCGCGGATGACGGCCGTTACCCTCCCCTGGACGCCGAGGAAGCGGTCGCCGAACCGTTCGCCGAATCGCACCTCGTTATCGACCAGTTCTCTCGACAGCCGGGACGCCTGGAACATGTCATCAGCCGGAACAGTTGTCGGCGTTGCACCCGCCTGGGGGATTTGACCTTTGAAAGACCGCTCCCAGTCTCGACTCGTATCGCGTGTCTTGGCGGTGTCGGACGTGGACCCGCCACCACACGCGACCAGGAGGCCGATAAAAACGGCTGAGCAGGCAGCGAGGAAGAGGCGCATCGGCATCGCTCCGCATGGGTGAGGGGTCACCGCCAGCCTACCGCGCCGCCCGCCCGCCGTCTGCGCCCTTCTACAGGTTCGTCGGTCGCGCCGTACAATTTGCGCCCCCACCACGGAGGGCGGGACATGGCGAAACGCAGGCGGGGCCGGGGCGAGGGCGGCGTCGAACAACTCCCGTCCGGGTCGTGGCGCGCCGTCACGCCGTCGCGGATCGACCCGGCGACCGGCAAGCGGGTTCGAGACGGCCGGACATTCCCGACGAAGCCCGAGGCACTGGCGTGGCTGGCGGCGCAGGTGGCCGCGCCCCGGCCGGCGGCGGCCAGTAACCTTTCGATGCCAGAAAGTTCCGCATCGCGCCGATCCACACGCCGCGCTTCTTCACCGCCTGCTCGGGCGGCAGGGATGCGGCGTATCGGGCCAGCGCCTCGACCGTATCCCGGTCGGCGTAGAACTGCACGCTCACACTGTCGGCACGGTTCGGCTTCTTCGCCGGCGTGGTCGGTTTCTTCTTACTCATGGCAAACATCTTATCTGTCCCCGTCGTGTAGTGACACGGGGAATTCTACCGCACTCCGACCGGCAAGCGTGACAAGTTAGAATAATTTCGTGGAATTGCATTGACGTGTCACGACACGGAGTGTATCTTGTGTGTGTAGAGACGACCAACGCCACCCCGGAGCCAGCCATGTTCACCCTCTTCCGCGTCGTCTGCGCCGTCGCCTGCCTGAACCTGGCCGTCGGTGCCGCCCCGGTGGTCGCGTTCGCCCTGTCCTGCATCGCGGTGGCGGTGGCGCTGACGGTCGTGGCCGACCTGACGGACACGGCGACGGACAACTAACCAGACCCCCAACCCCTGACCACGAGAGACCCCCATGAGACCTTCCCGCCACGGGAACGGCGCGGCCCCGGCGCGCGCCTGGATCGACGACGCCCACGCCGAGTGGGACCGCGAGGCCGCCAGCTACGGCCCGGACGACGACGATGACGGGGACGGCGAGACCGACGACACCCCCACGCCCATCGTGATCGTGACCCCGTGGGGGCCGGACGACGGCCCGGCGTGGCTGACGCTGCGGCAGCACGAGGCGTGGGACACGCTCAGCGAGGTGTACCCGCACGCGGAGCTGGTCGCCGGCCCGGCGGTGCGGGTCGGCGGGGTGGACGCGGAGGAGTACCACCGGGCGACGGCCTCGGTGCTGTGGGGCCGGCTGCCGCTCTCTCTCCCCGTGTGGCAGAGCGTGTTCGCCGAGCCGGTGCGGGTGGAGATCGACCTGCGACCGCTGGCGTGAGCCTGGACCACCACACCCGAACCAACACAAGGAGCCTGACCATGAGCACGACCCACAACCCCACCCGCATCGACCGCCCGGTCGGCGAGGTGTCCCGCCTGACGATCACCCTCCGCTACTACGCGGAGGTGGACGACGGGCAGCCCTGGGCGTGGAGCACCGAGTACGGGCACGGCATGGCCCGGTCGCCGAACGAGGCGGCGGCCCAGGCCCACGCGGTGCGGGCGTCGATCCTGTCCCGCACGGCGGCCGAGTCGCGGCTGGTGGCCGACCGGTACGACGACTCGGCCAGCGACCACGACCGGGTGGCCCGGATGCTGACGGCCAAGGTGCCGCCGACCCTGCCGCCCGACGGCGTGATCGACGAGCGGCGCGAAAACTACTGACCGCCGGCCGACGGCCGCCGACCCCGGCAGGACACCCCACCCGGCACGGACGCCGCCCCCTA